CTTTGAAATAAGTCTTTTTCATGCTGAACTCGTTCTCCTAAAACCAGTAGTTGCAACTGCCACTAAGTAAGGCAATACCAACTCCAAATATTTCATACCGTAACCGTTTTTAGTGTAACTTTGGATGAATGCATCCTTCGCATACCTTTCTGGAATAGCAAAAGATATAGACACGCCACCTACATTATTTGAGCTTATTGGAAACTTTGCTTGGGAAGAAATACCCTTGGCTGAATTCTGAAGATTTACTACGAGAGTATAAGCCACCAGATACATGAATACCGTAGCTGGGTCGTTGAAGAGTCCGTCGTTGAAGTTGAGAACTGACTCGGTTATAGCCTTAGTAATATCCGCATCTACAATATACTGGTCAATATTACCTTGGTCATCCGCTGGAGCAAAATTGAAGTCACGTGCAAAATAGGACTTGAACTCACTAATAGTACAGGGGTAGGTCATTGCTTACTCCTTTCTATTAGCTTTGTCTTTCTTGATACTTACTACTCTTATTTCGTTCTTAAATCCTTTAGATAATTTGTCACCACACTCATCAGTGACCTTGATGGTTTTTTCTGGATTAAAATAAACATTGATCGGCTTATTGTTGCCGTCTAACTTTACCTCTCCTCCAGAGATGTGATCTTGAATTCCTATGATGTGACTTCTTTTGCCCCTATTCTCTAACTCAAACATTGGAACCCTCCCTTTCTTTTTTGCAACCCTTCTATTTAAAACTTGGTAATGAGTGGCTCGGTGGCAGCCTACCTGTTCCCGATATATTTAGGTTACACACCACTCGCCAAGGTGCACCCTGACTAACCCTTAGTAATAGTAATATAAAATTTCTAAAGGTTTCAAGCAAGTTACGCCTGAATATTGGCAGTAAGCAACATCCTGGAATTGGAAGTTGTTATACGTACCAACTTGAGTTACAGTGTAGTTAACAGGAATCTCCATGAACTCAGTATCGATATCATCTCTGTAAAGAACATAGAAGTGATATCCAGTACCCACGTTGATTGCTGTTTTGTTCTTTGCCGGAATACAATAGGCACAAGGAAGTATTTCTACTCCACCCGTAACTAACGCATCGAACGTTTGTTTCAGATAGTTCGCCATCGAGATGTTCGGATAGGTCTGAGAAACCGGTACGCCTAACCCTGCCCAATCATCCGTCGGGATTAAGAACTTATTCGGCATAGCTGTATAGTCGCAGTTGGTCAGATAGTCACCGATGATACCACCAACAAAGATCGCAAAATCAGCAGCACTCTTACCACTGATCGAAGCTGAGATCATATTGCTATTAGTGTTAACCGCTGACTGAGTTAATAACCCAGGATAGTCAGTATCCTGAGCATCACCTAAGAACGCTATTTCCTGAATACCTAAATCGAACTCTTTCTTTCTTGCTCTTTGCTTCATCTCGATAGGATCCCAAGTACCAGTGAATAAAGCTTGGTTTACATCGAAGATTGTATACTCAGTAGCAACTCCCCAGTTCATAATCTTGGTGTATGCTGGCACAACTGCAGCATCAGCCACAGGGAACTTACTATTCTGATTAGCAGTCAATAACTTGCCCTGCTTGAAACTACCAGCTGTCTTAATAGACAGATTGGTTACGATCTGTGCAGAGAATGCACCTTCACCAACGAGCACGTTCATATAATCTGCCGGAGCAATTTCGTAGAACGTCTGCTCGACAACTCTCGAACGGATATAAGTTAACCTATCCGTAGCGTATTGGTACGCTAAACCTGAAGCTGATATATCACCAGCAGCATTATCCCTGGAATTAAGAAGCTCAAGGCCTCTAAAACTCCTACGGTTGTACTTCTCCTGCATTGCTGTTTCGAACTCGGCAGGAGTAAATACCCTTTTCTCCTTTGCGTTATAAAATTGCATCTGTGAATCCTCCTTTTTAGTTTATGTTATAATGCTGCGTTATACGCCATACCTGACTTGATCAGAACTCTTACGATATCGGTAGCCGAAGCTGCAATATCTAAAGCAATACCAATACCTACTCCAGAACTCATAGTGGAGATACCAATTGCTGTACCGTCGCTGAAGGTAGAACCATATCCAACTACTCCTCCACGAGCAATTGCTGCAGCTGCCTGCATTGTGATAATAGAACCGTCCAATGCCACACCGCAAACCATACGAGCGGAATACTTATTGATTCTCTCATTGAACACGATAACTCCGATACCCTTACCAGCTGCTGCTGCTTGAACTATCGGGCAGTCGCCTGATCCGGCACCAAGAGACACTACCTGTCCAGCTAAGTAATACGTACCGCTAGCCAAGCTGGGATTAATAACCGCTTGAATAACGTTTGCCGCAGGATTCATGCACTCACCCACTTGATCCTTAAGGCCGAATTGATTCATGTTGTACTGTGTTGACATTTTTAAATCCTCCTTTTAGTTAAATTGCTTACCTTTTCTTAGAACCGAAAAATTTCTTACCTTGTGCTGCTTTATCTTCTCTGATGCTTGCTGTAGGTGACCCAAAATCATTCATATTCTGTTGACCATTTTCCTTTGCATTCTCCAACTCCATAAAGAACTCTTTACCATTCTCCTTGGAATTCTTTTTCTCCTTCTGAACGTCCGGATTTAAGTCGGGATCAAGAGTTTCATTGTCTTTCTCTTTATCCTTGTCCTTATCCTTCTCTGGAGGAAACTCATTTAACTTCGCACCGCATTTGTCACATTTCTTGCCGTCTTCTTTTATTTCTTTCTTCTTTAACTCCTCTTCCTCTTTTGCATCCTTCTTTACTTCTTTCTCTTCCTCTTCTTTTTCTTTCTTCGGAGGAAATTCGTTCGACTTAGTCTTATACGCTGCCACTAAATCCGCTACACTTACATCCTTACCGTTAATCTTCACGGCATCAGATTCCTGAAGTAACTCAAAGTCGCTTCCCACTGAGTTCATCAAGGTCGATAAAGGAACCATCTCATTGTCGACTTTGACAAACACTTTGGTAGCGTCTATCTTATCGTTTGTGATGGAAGCTTTATCCGCCTTCTTTGCGAATAGTCCCCACATCTTTGAAGCCTCCTTTTTCTTGATAGGCTTTTGACCAGTTGCTCCGGCAATCTCCTCGGCCTGCAACTTCTTAGCCCTATCTCCCACATGTGCTTCTGCTAACTTCTTTATATCACCAGGGAAATCCCCATCGATGATACTTTGAATCCCTACGTCACTCAATGTCTCCATGTATTTATCTACCTGGATAGGAGACATGACTGAGAAGTCTACTCCGTTCTTCTTTTCCAATGTAACCTCCTTGTTATTACTTGCAGATTTAATTGTTTTATCAATAAGATCTACAACTTCCTGCTTTGTCATACCTTCTCTTTTTGCTTCCTCTTCAACAGCTAGGTAAATTCCACTACGATCAAAACTACCTTCACTAGCCATCGAAACTATTTTAGCTTGTATACCTTGTTTACTATTTCCTTTATACTTCTTTATAGACTCGTCCAACCCCGCATCAACACACTGCCCACAATAATTCTTACTACCCTCAGACTTGGATAGCTTGGATATTGCTAAAACCTGACCACAAGCATCACAAGTAAATGTGTCCTTGGCGTTATTCAACTCAACCTCCATCTGCTCATTCTGTACTGTTGCCTTCTTACTATCGTCATAACTTTTATACTCGGCTTCAACTTTTCTCTGCTGCTCAGAAGTACAATCTCCATATTTCTTTCGGTACAATTTAAAAGCTATATCATCCAAAACTTCTGAAGAAGTATTAACTACTGCTCTCTTCGAGTTCACCACAATCCTACAGTCTTCATATCTGGGTGATGTGACAAGTGCTAAGTGAAGACCCTCGCCCTTCGTTATCTCTTCGTCATATTTACTAGCATGCCATTCTCCTCCACCGATAGAATTCTTAACATCGAAGGAACAAGATACTGAATAGCCATTCTTAATAGCTTCATGTCCTTCATCGTCTGTGATAATAAACTCCGCATCATACCATCCAGTAGTCGAGTTGTATAGTACGTTAGTAATATAACCTACCGCTGTCTCCTTAAAGTTAGCTGGGGAAACATTCTGGTGATCGATGATGACAGGCTTACCCTTGAAGGAATTAATCCAAGTATCCATGGACTCTTTCTTTAATAAGGCTATCCCCTGACCTACGTCTTCGTATGATACTATACCTGGCTCTAGGAAATTACATTTATATGAGGATGGCCAAGTCTTCTCATTACGCTTATTAGTCACTCCTTCAACAATTTCACCATCAACTGCTTTGTAAATACTAAGATCTTTTTCTTTCGCATAAGCTCTAGCTTCTGAGATAGAGGTGAATTTCTTCTTTACAGTTCTACTATCATCAGTTACCCAATACTCAGTTGTAGCATTTAAAACTACTTGTGGTACCTGCTTCGATCTTACTATAGTGACTTCCACTAGTTCACTCCTATCTTTAATTTATTCCTTGCTTTATATATACAAGCAGAATCACAACAATTAGCAACAAGAGTATCGGACGGCATTAACATTAATTGTATATACTCGGTGCCAACCTTTATACTCTTTCCGCAACCATTACATTTGTGTTCTACACTATCCCAGCCAATAACTGTTTCGTACCTACTCACACTACTCATTAATTAACTCCCATCGGTAATAATCTAGTTCTTGATGCACCCAATCTAATCACTGGAAGTGCAAGACAACGACATCCAAAATCTTCACCAGGATTCCCTCTGCGACCGGTACTCCGATCCACTACCGGAGGAGAATCCCAGCTAAATACTTGATGATCTAGTGCAGCATGGTCTGGACGTACACGTTGGTCTTTCGAAGTTGACCATACATACTCAGAAATCCCAGCACCTGTATATCTTTCTTCTCTATACTTGCTCACAAACAAACTTGTCTCTTGTCTCGCAATCATCTTAGCTTTAGATTTGCTAACGCCGAACTCAGTCTTTACTATCGTTGCCAACCTATCACTTCGATATCCAAGTGCAGCGTTAGCCTGAGTCTTCTCACGTAAACGTTCTATTGCTTCAGTCTTCCAATCTTCGAGATACCCTGATACATTCTTCTGATATGAATCCAGAAGGTCTTCCTTCTGCCAAGCGGTAAGTTCCATGGGTATCTGAATATTTTCTGGTAATACCTTGAAAGTAGTTATAGCCTGCTGGTTTAAATCATCGAACATACTAGTGGCTTTCATACCAGTACCAATAGCCAGTTTCATCTCAGCAGCACCATCCAAGGCCTCGAGAATACGTTCGGTCTTACTTCTATTCATACCCTTACCTATAACTATGTCAGTCCTAATATCCATAGGCAATTTATT